GAAACAGAGATCTGGTGGTGTGTACCGAATTCAGAATCAATCTGTATCCACCCGTTCTCCTCCTGGTAGTCAGCAGAGGTAAGGTATGTGCCGGTTTTTTGGCTATACGATCCAGGAAATCTGCTCTGTGTATTAACAACAACATACACATCTAATGGTGATGCTGCATCGTATATCGGGCGAACCCGCACTATGCTTGACGACGGAAAAGATTCTTGCTCATTCCCAGCCGAGACGGGAAAAGTTAGGAACGGGAACTTAAAATATGGGGTGTCCCAGATATTGTAGTCGTCAGATGTAACCGGGGCTGTGCTCTTTACGAACCTAAACAAACCGGTCTCAGTTGATGCGTCTACATCATATATGCCGTATACATTCGATAGCTGAAATGAGTCAGCTGTGGTTATTGATCCGCCTATGTTAAACGAAGCGCCATCTGGTGCTCCGCGCATAAACAGAACCATCCTCTGGCGAGATACATCATCTGTGCCATCAAAAAACCGAAACTTTGAAAATGCGTCATCTATAATGCTGTATACAAGAAAGATGCCTCCGTAGGTAGTTTCACTGCTGCTCCATACAATTATGTCGTTAGATGGGTCAACGGCTCCGCACAAGTTAATATTCGCCAAAGGAGACCATGCTGCGCTGTACGCTCCATCTTGGATCTCTCTTTGAACTCTTCCTGATGCAAGGGGCTCTGGAACTGCGCTGCCAGAACGAAGAACCGTAGGACCAGCTGGCCCCCAGAAGTAAACATCCTGATGATGCTGGACAATAGAGTTTGGATAGATTGTCCCTGCATTGGTAACAATCTTCTGAAACGTCCAAGGAGGTCCATCCATTCTGTAGATTGCCGACTGCTTAAAAATCAGCGCACTCTCTCCTCCAACAAGGCCAGTGATAGGGCCATGTTCATCTGGAAAGTCTTGCCAGTCTGATCCAAGAAGCGCCCTGTCTGGTGTTGCCTTTGGGTCTCCAAACCTTCTGGCGTTATCGTTCGCGCTCCACATCACCATTGTTGGGTACGAGGTCCCGCTCAGAGCAGAAGCAGCGATGACGCTGCTTGGAGCGGCAGAGAACGAAATATTCCCAATAAGAACGTTGTTCTTGATGGTTGTAATGTACTTGCAATATGGGTCATATGACGTTGGTGTTGTAACTTGGTTACTTGCAACAAAGTTTGTTGTTGGCGTTGTTGCAATTTGGATCGGGTTAACACCATTTGTAGCAAGAACGTTATTACCGAAGCTCGCAAACTGCCATCCAGACTCAGATGAAAAGGCAGAGAATGTTGCTGCTCCTGTTGCGTCGGTTAGGTCTCCGTTGTTTGCTACGCTTGTGCGGTATAAATCGTCATCTGTTCCAAGGTACATGTACGCAGCACCGCGAGTTGCAGCATCTGAGTGGATGTAAAACCCACCGATCTCTGTGAGATCGTAACCAGCAGGATATAGCTTTACTGACTTTAGATACTGTGGGCTTGGTATGTACCAACCGGCATACGGGATAGCTCCGTAGATATCACAAATCGTTGGCACGCGAATTGTGCCGCCATCGGGCTCCCACTTTGTTGGACGCAGCCGTACAACAGGCATTAGATATACCTCTTGACAAGACGAGGACTTGTCTTGTCTGTGCTCTCTCCACGGATCCTGTTCCTCTCCTCAAGGAACTGCATCAAGTAGTTCTGAGCCCTTGCATTTGCTTCCTCGGTTCCTCCGTGATACCGCGTCCATAGGTAGTACATGGCTCGGTTACGAATCAAGTCAAATCCTTCCTTGAACCATTCATTGGTATATGTTGAAGACAGAGCAGATCCATCAGGATCTAGCAGAGTAACAACCGTTGCCAGGGAAGGTGGAGAGGAGGAAGCCGTGGTTGCTGTGTATGTTGGTGTCCCCAGATCTCGTGTATACCTGAAGTAAATTGTGTCTCCACTATTGGACGGAGTAGGCCCAAGGTGGATCTTCCTGGATGCATTGTCAATGGCGTATACCTTAGCACGCCCTGTGGTCTGGTACCCATCCCATTCCGACAACGTAAAAAGGTAGCTTTCAAGTTCATCCAGAGACATATGCCGTATGGCATAACGTGTTCCTGCGGATCCGTCAGGGGCAACGAAGACATCCCCACGAATAGATAGGAAGTCTGCTGGAAGCTCGTACTGATACGTATCTGCAATCGTCTGGAATTCATGCTTTGCCGAGTTAAACCAGTATTCTTCGTTTCTGCAGAATTTAATTGCTTCAGCAATCGCTGCGTCAACATAGCCTGAGTTAATCCTCAGTTCTGTCTTCAGCATCGCTCGCATCGTATCAAGTGTAGACATTCAAGCTCCTAAGCAAGAAAGGGGGCACCCGAGAATTGGACCCGGATGCCCCCTTGAGACTACGCACTAACGGTTAGGTCGTTGAATCGTAACGACCAGTATCCATAGTATACGCAACGATTGCGTATACAACAGCCCCGCTGTCAACATCGTTAGCCCCAGGCTCAAGATAGGCATAGAAATCATCATTGCCGGTCTTGAAGAACCCAAGGGTTGGGATATCAGCTGCAGTTGTTGCACCAGTCAGACGAACGTTCGCGGCCTGATAGTTAGCTGCCGAGATAATGGTCTTTGTGGTGGTTCCGTCAGTCACCTTCATTGCCAGTGTTGCGTTGTTCCCTGAGTCAGGATCGGCTGCAGAGAAGACTTCGCAAAGCTGTGGAACAATGACAGCTCCCTTTGGAAGCTTGCACAGCTTGAGAACGTCTGAGGTGCCCTGAGCTAGTGCTGCGGTAAGTGTGTGCTTGACGCGAACAAGGTGCAGACCCGAAGTTGGGAACGCAACTGCCGCATCGTTGAACGCTGAAGTGGTATAAGTAGCCATTAGTTAACCTCCTTATGCTTCGACGGCTAGTCCACCGGTTGCGTCAACATAATCCTTGAACGCATCGGCAGCTGAAATCTGGCCGTGATCGGCGTAGGTCTCAATGACAATTACACCATGCTCGCGTGCAGAGGCCTCTCCTGGCTTCTGGTAGCGTGGGCGAGAGACACCGGTAATCGTGGTGGCTGCTAGCTCATGCTGGTGGTTGAAATCCTCAGCCTCGCGCGACCACTGGAAGCGGTTGAGCGAGTAGCCGGGGGCCACCTTCCAACCACGGCCAAAGGCCATGAATAGAGCCTGAGCACCACCAATCCATGCCCTACGAGTGTTGGCCTTGAAAGCAGTGCCACCGGAGTTTAGGCCGGGTGGAACAAAGTCAGACTCGAAGAACAGGAAGCCCTGGTCTTCACCAAGAGCACGTGTCCACAGTCCGTTGTCGTCAATCCTTCCACCCTGTGCAGCAAGAGCCATCTTGGCAAACCACTCCGAGTTCGACTCGCGCAGAGAGAAAACCTGCTCTGGCGAGAGGAACACGCAATAGCGAGGACCATACTTGGTCATTGCCGGACGGATCTTGGGGCGAAGCATCTTGACGAGACGGGCTGCCTCGTTGATGAGGTCAATGTCGAAGGTGTCGCTGGAAGTTAGGTTGCCAGCGGTCTTGCCATTGGGCCGGATGATGTAGGTTGAATTGAGTGCGTCGATGGTGTTGTGTAGACGATATGCATCGTCTGTGATGATGCTAATGCCAGCTGCGTGAGCATGACAAGCAAGCGCAAATCGGCTTGCAAACCAGTCAGCAAGTCCGTCACGGCCCTCGACCATTGCATCTTCCTGGATGTACTGCTGAACGATGGGTGAGCTGATGGCAAATGCGTTACGAACGGTGTTGACATACACATCGTCAGTAGCGGTTTGATAGGCCATCGAGTGTCCCTTAAGGACTTCATCGCCAGCGCGACCACGGCCATCAAGCTGGTAACGGAGCTTGGTGCGAATGAATGCACCAGGACCGTCAGTTAGCTCGTCCTTCTGCTGAATCAGCGAGTCGGGCGAAGTACCAGCCAGACCGGAGTCTGGATCCAGGAGTGGGTCACGGGCACGGACTTCACGCTCTAGCGTGTTTTCCCAAACATTGACAACCTCTGGGTCGCCAAGGTTGTAAACTAGTCCAGCCATAGTGGCTATCTCCTTTTGAAGTGAACGTTTAGCTTAACTCTTCCATCCCTTGTTTAGCCGGGTGTTCGCCTCATAGGTTTATAGCCACTATGGTCGGCCTGACAGTTTTGCGTCATGTCGAGGACGTATACAGCTATATACTACAAAAACAAACTACTTTTTGCAAGGACTACCTTGTAGGAATTCCCTTTCCAGGAAGAAGATCCGAGAAGCTCGGGGTCTTTCCAATCGACCTGTTAGGAACGGCATCCCCAGAACTAATCATTTGATTAATAGTGTGATTAAACGTCTTCATGTCCATAGATTTCAGCTCCTTGGCTGTAATCTTCCTTGGAGCAGAACCTTGTACACCACCGATTGTGGCCACGCTAGAGGCCCGATCCCTCTGCGCCCTTACCTTCCCCCTGGCGTCCTGCTTTTGAGGGGCTTGTGGGGCATCCTGGCGCGTTGCATGGGGTGTCCAGCCGTAGGTGTACGCCATTTCCAGCATCTCCTGTGCTGGATTGCGTCCTTCGGCCACCCAACGGACCTTCATGGTCTTGATTTGGTCGTTCGCTACAGCTAGGCGCTCGTCATAGGTCAGGTTTGGATACTTCCTCTCAAGATTCCTGTCCAGAATGCCAGCAAGGTGCATGATTGCCCCATTGAACATCTCTGGGGCCTGCTGCATCCCTGACTGAATCGCCATATTGGCTGCACGCTCGGCCTTCTCGACTGCTGACATCTGAACCTTTGCCGCTTCAGCCTGATCCCTAACGGCAATAACGTCACGAAGCTCCTGGATCTGCCGGGTAAGGTACCCAACCGGGTTGATCTCTGGGTCAATCTCCTCTTCAGGCTCTGCATATGGCTGCGTGTCTACCGCACCCTGGGACATCAAGGCATTTACCGCATCTGTGAGGCGGTCCAGCTTGATCTCTAGATCTTTCTTTTCATTTTCAACATACCTAGCCCTGGCATGAGGATTCTTGTATTGCTTATCAGGCTGTGGCTGCTGTTGCTCCTGCTCGCTTGGCTCTGGAGCTACAAAAATATCACCCTGTACGTCAGCATCTGGCTCAAACTCTGCCATGGACGCATTCTGTACATCTGGGAGAGGAAGACCTCTTTCCTGAAGAGGCTCTGGTTCTGCATTGAATACCCGATCCTTCACGCCTACTTCTGCTGCATTCGCCATTCTTTCTCCTGTCTAGCCTTTCGGCCTCGGCTTACGCCGGTTGTTGTTGTGCCTGTGGCACTCCTTGTGTTGAAAACATCTGTTGCGCTGCTTCCTGCTGCTCACGCATCTGTGTGAACGCATTCAGTAGCTGATCCCCGTTCTGTTGCCCCTGCAAATACTGATACAACGACTGCATTGTTTGTTGCAGTTCCTGAATCTGCTGCTGTGACTGGTTTAGCTGGTCACGAACAGTACGATTCTTGAGAATGTCCCTCTTAACACTCTCTGGAATCTGAGGCATCATCTTCAACATATCCTCAAACTCGATATCTCCACGGTTCCTCCAGTTGTCCAACGTGCCAGTCCTGGTAAGGAAGTCCACAAGCTCCATCATTTCTGTTGGAGAGCTTGGCTGTTCGTCAATAACAACGTCGTAAGAGAAGATGTCACCCCAGTCTCCTGTGATGTTTCCGATATCTTCGAACTTCTCTTCACCTACGATACGAACAATGTCATCTACAGTGTACATCTTCTTAATGAACTTAATGTTGCACAGGCCATACTGCTTCCTGAAGAGACGAAGTGCGTCGTATAGGATGGCAACAATCACGTTACCGCTAGCCCTAGCCGCCTGAACAACCGTTCCAGAGACCCTTCGAAGGTCGGACTGGTTTCCAAGGTCAATCGAAGACAGACCGAACGCCTCCTCTACTCCGCTTGAAGCAAGGTCAAGCAACGGACCAAGCATTGGCGGGTACTCTGGAGACGGAAGGATCCTGTACTTCGTGCCTTCTCCCTGAATAAAGTCGTCTGGGACGATTCCGATTGCCGAAGGTGACGAAATCTGGTTCGTTAGCTGTTCAATATTTGGGACTGCTGACTTGGCGACAAGCATTGGAGCCTTCGGGCTGGACATGTACATCGCCAACATGTTCGAAATCAGTGCGTTCTTGTAGTCCTGTGGACCCTTGGCAATATCCACGGTCCCGAAGAAGTCCATCCCGCCACGGCTCTCAAACGGGAAGCCAGTAATGGCAAAGTAGGAGAAGCCATAGTCCCGCTTTCCGTACTCAACCACGAGGTTATCGATCACGATGGCAAACTTGACCTCCTGAGAGGCCACCATTTCGTAGTCGTTGTACTCCTCTCCCGTTACAGCCTCGTACCTATCAGAGAACTCGTTTAGCTCTTTCCTTGTCTCGATAGTTATCACGTCGGCATCTGACAGGATCTGATACATGAAGTCCGTGCGCTGGTCCTGACTTAGCTGCTGGTACTGCGCCAACTGGATCTGCTGCTCAGACTGTTCCCCTGTTTCTGGATCCTGGTATGGAACAGCAAGCGGCATACCTCCAAGAACAAACGCCTCCCACTCTGCAAAACGAACCGGTATGGCGCAACGCCACATGTACTGCGTCTCCATCCACTCGGCTTCGCATACAAACAGTTCTCTAGATGCCTTGTTGATCCACTTGCCAGTACGCACACTCTCCCATCCAAACGAAACATCGTTGGTCGGGATGTAATCCGGCATATTGGTATCCGTAAGTGCTCCTGCAGCCTTTGACCCGGAAGATTGCCATGTCTTAAAGGCCTTCTTTGCCTTTGCCGAAGCCGTCCCCCACAATGATTCAGCTTGGTCAACATCAATCCATCTGCCACGGACATGCCATTGCCTGTCAATCAGGTTCATCTGTCGTGACCTAGAAGGCCACAGCATTTCCCATACAGGAACGTCTTCGTCCTTGATCAAGCCCCTACCATTGTTTGCAGTAGGATCCCAATACTTGTGCATCCAGCCATATCCACACATAGTCGCAGACCTGAAAGCCATGCTTTCAAGATGCTCTGATGCGGACATCTGCCTCTGCCACTTGGATGCCTCATCAAGAACACCGGCAATTCCGGCATCGTTTGCGTTCCTTCCAAAGACCTTTGGCATGAACCGCTCGACAATCTCTCGGTTGGAGATTGCGCTAACTACCTTGAATACAGAATTCCACGGAACCGCAGGACGCTCCCTGGCCTCCTGCCGATGTAGATCCCCCTTGCTCCACTGCTCGCCACGAACATAGGCCTGCGCTTCCTCTGCCCTGCGGTGCTTTTCATCGCAATGCGAGACGCCCTCAGAGATGAATGCCCTGACCTTCGAGATAATCTTGTCTGATGTTTCCTTGTTTATCTTTGCCATCGCATCCCTCTCTAAGCAGACATCCAGCTATATCCGTATCTAAGTCTCGTCATTCCAGGATTATACGACATGTTGGGATCTGAAGGATATTGAAGAGGACGTTCCTGATTTGTCTTCTCGTCCTCGATCATTCCTCCGGCATCCAGCATGTCATCGTACTTTCCGTTGGGGAACCTCGATGCTTCCGTGTCTACAAAGTAGTCCACTAAGCAACGGTACCTACCCTTATCGTCCATCTCCATGATTCCACGGCCATTCTTGCTAACCGGAGTAGGCATCCAGACTTCTCCGCGAGAGAGCATTGGGTTCCATCGTGAATAGATTCTGTCATTCTTTCCGGTCTTGAACTTGCCAGTAACTTGACGCATGTTGACGCGCACTTTAACAACAGGAACATACGATCCACGAGAACGAAGTTCTCTTTCAATCAGTTCAGACCATGTAGAAGATGGAGTATCTTCAACCCGAACTTCAACAAGATGATTTGAAAGATTGTTCCACTTGCTAACAATGTTAAAGATGGTGTCGTGGAAGTCCTTTGTTGTAGGGTCCATCCTCCTGCAGGAGGCATCCAACCAGAACTTCCTCTTGTCATGAGTCAGTCCCCATACCCATATGGCCGTAGGATCATGAATGCCACGAGATGGATCGATGCAGATATACGTGTTCATCATCTTTGCATCTCTCTTTGGCTCATGCTCATACCACTGCACAAGGTCCATGTTGATGTCTTTGTCCATATTCTTGTAGGTAAGGGCATATTGTAAGGCGTACTCTGCCTTGTCTTCGCTCTCTTCCCACTTGAATTGCAAGAACTCCTTGGTGTATGGGTATTGGACAAATCCACCAAGTGGGCCGATCTGGTCTTCTGGTGGATCCTCCATCCCTTCTGGCCACTCTTCAGGCATAAGCTCTGCAGCATGCATGCGAACCTTGTCGGGGTTGACTTCCTGGTAGCGATCA